AGCATTTTCCGAATATGATGAACAAAACAAACAACTCAAAGTCTACGAGGCACGCTACAAGGAATTAGAAGAGAGATACCTACACGCAAACGAGAAACATTTTCTGTATATTTCCAAGTCTTTACATTTTGGAATAGTGACCCAAGATATGCATAATATGAATCACTGACTGAATCACTGACTGAAGCCCTGACTGAATCCCAGACTGAAGCCCAGACTGAAGCCCTGACTGAAGCCCACACCCACCAATTCCACGACCCACCAGGAGGACGGTGCAAACACTGCAACATCACACCGGACTGCCTTGCCAAGAGATGGCGAGAGGATGACCATTCCAGGGATGAGTGTACCAGGCTGTTGTTGTCGAAGGAGGGAAATCATAATTGAAAGAAGAAAATATGTGGTTAATCAGAAATGCATGGGAACTTCATGATGAAGTCAATAGTGAATTTGAAGAGGATGACGGTAGAGAAGGATTAATTGAATCTGCTGCATCTTTGGCAATCAATATTGAGAAAGCATTTTCCGAATATGATGAACAAAACAAACAACTCAAAGTCTACGAGGCACGCTACAAGGAATTAGAAGAGAGATACCTACACGCAAACGAGAAACATTTTGGTGAAATTCTAACTCTCTATTTTGAAGATGAACCATACCCGTCAAAGGAGGGGAATTGTAGTTCCCAGGAGAAATTAGAGTAATGGAATCATTACAAGTCATGACCAAAACTGATGGGCATAAGGAAGAACGTTATGATCCATCAAACAAGAAACATGTTCGAGATATCAAGAAAATGATAAAGGAAAAGCTCGAAGATGGGTATTATCTGTATGGAGCCAAGAAGGATGGAGGCACATTCATGGTTCTTAGGTCTCCAAAGGACATTGATGACAAAAATCTGGAAAGATTCCTTCTGACAAAACATGTCAAAAAGAGACTCATCGCAAAACCTGTTACAGGCGGATAGGAAGATGGGAAAAATAGTCTCAGTTGACATGGGAGATGATGTAATTGAAATCATCAAGTCAGAATTGTGCAGCATCAAAAACTGCGAGGAATTTGCTACCAGAAACATGTGTCGTATAGGCATGTGTCCCAAACATTATGAGGAGGCCATAGATTGAGCAATTCTTCATTCAATGGGTGGAAGTACACAACGTCCTCAAATACAGCAGATAATACCACCAACACTTTTTCTTACGCATGGTTTGGCAACGATACTGCAACCACGGGGACCTGGGATTATGCGCCATTATCTGAGATGAGCGAAGTCGAACCTGAAAGATTCCATCAATGGAAAACCAGAATTGACAATGATCCATCATACAGAAAGCAACAGCTCAGAATGAATAATCTTCATGATCAATGGCAATTACAATGGAACACCACTGGAATCACAAGTACGAATCAGTTTACATCCGAAATTGATGGCACTACTATTACTAATGATTTCAGACTGCATGTGCGATTCAAGCCTGAAGGTAGATTCACAAGACTGAAGAATTATCTGAACAAATTCCTCAAACTAAACAGGACTGCTGAAGAGATTCACGCAGAAAAGGCAGAAAAGAAATCCTGGGAGTTGGTAAAGGATTGGCTCTCTGAAGAAGAATTTGCAGAACTTACAAGCAAGGGAGAGATGGAAATCCAGTCCAAAAAGGATAAGGAAACAATCTACATCATCAAGAAGGACCCGATTGCCACGGTTGAGAAGAGAACTAAGGGAGAATTCCAGAAAAGAATGTGTGTCATTCCAAGGGAATCTAATTTGCCTACTGGAGATGCATTCCTTTCAAAGTTCTTACTACTAAAGCAAGATGAAGAAGAATTTGAAAAGATTGCAATAGTGAGGGAATCTGCATGACAAGGGGAGAAACGAGTTAGATGTCTAAAGTAAAACCTGAAGATTTGATTTGTGAATGGTGTTCTAATCATCCTTACTTATGCGAATGTGAGGATACCGACAACAAATATCATTTCATCTTAAAGGAGGATCAATAACATGGTTAACACTTATTCTGATGATGCATTAATGGAAAAAAAACTCTACGAAGAAACTAGATGTCTCAGATGTGTACTTGAACGAATTCTTCGAGTAATGGACGAAGGATTGTTTGTAGATTATCAGATGGAAAAATACGGTAAAGACTACAAGACAAAAGGGGTAGACGGACAATGAGAAATCCAAAATGCTGGCTAGGCCATAATATCAAAACCTGTTATGTTTATCATGAAGACAAAAAGTTCCCACAAGGTGAGATATGCACTAAATGCAACTATGTTCAAAGATTCATGGTTCCTTACTCATTTTATCGAGAGACGACATTTGCCGGAGGTAGTCCATAATGGGTAGTCCTTTAGTTGACGATATTATCTGGACATGTGATATTTGTCATGGCATAATATCTAAAGAAGATTTGTTCAGACCTAATCCAAACAAGTACACGGCATATCATGAAGAATGTGTGTTTATGGAGTGGTATGAATGACTTCCACCAGAAGGAGTGAACCATAATGGCAACCATGCCTCAGTTTGCTACGTGTGAGCCAACATGGGTGACAAGTGATACTACAACTTACACAACACCACCAACCTACCAATCTTGGACTGTTGAGATAAAGGTCCTCTATTATGACGAGGAAAGATACGAAAATGCAGGGGGTTTCTGGCCATGATCCATATCATCCGTAAACTGTCAACCGCACTCACTAAATTCATCTGGGTGCAATATCACAGCATGAAGGACGAAACAAATTTTCTAACAGATGAACAATATCTCAAATTTTTGAATGCTATACCACGCATGAGAATGTTCCACAAACCAGTAAAACGTACAACCTTTAGCCCGAGAGTTACACAACTGCTCTTTGCAGTAATTCATGATGGTGCTTTCAGAGTGTCAGAAGTTCTTAAGCTTACACCAAGTGACCTGATTATAGACAAGAAACTGATCAAATTAGAGGGTACGAAAGGCACAAAGAAATCAAAGGGCAATCAGAAAAGAGAATTCGGATGGATTAAGCCAAATCTCTGGGAAGAATTACTAACATATTCACTGAACTTTGCACCCGATGAAAGGATGTTCAAGACATCAAGACAGACTGTGTGGACCTGGGCTAAAGATGCTGGAAAAATAGCAGGAATTCAATTACTACATGAAAACAAGGATACAACCAACATGACAGTCCACACTCTGCGCCATACCAGAGCAGTAAGCCTGGTAGACAAGGGTATGAAGGTAAACGAATTGATGAAGAAACTACGTCACAGAAGTTTGGAACCAACAACAACATATCTCACTGTCAACATAGACAAGGTAAGAGAAACGGAGGAAGCCCTTGATAAATCATAAAATATTCTGGTCAGTAGAAGAAATACAAACAGATGATGACATAGACAAAGTTGATCAATCTATCCATGATTATCTGGTAACTGTAAAAATCAATGAATGGGAATTTACCCGACAGATGGATGATGAAGAATATGAACATTTCAAGAAGGAGTGTCTCTAAGTTGACAAAGAATAAAGAATGTGGGCACATATTGATATTCCGAGAATCTCTTCCTAGGAGTTCAAAATGGTATTGTAGACATTGTTTTGAGGAGATTAATTGTGACAACTGAAAAAGAATGCATTGTATGTAACAAAGTAGGTCATTTCTGTAAAGGTGTGTTTCTATGTGCATGTTCATGCCATCAAAACAATGAGGAATATTTCAAGAGTGTTTGACATGAAGAAATCAAAATGTGGATGTTATTTTGATAATGATATTCTAAACATAATTTGTGTCGAACATACCTATTACGAACTCTATGGTGACTATAATGGAATCAATGAAAAATTAGAGAGGGCACTAATCACATGACAACTGAATTAAAGAATCAACAATGGTTTAATGAGAAAGGCCAGATTATTTGTCTACACACACCATTTAAAATCGATACATTAGAATCCTGCACTAATCCCTATTTTAACAGAAGTTACTGCCATGGATGTGATCAATACATTGATGGTTATGGACAGCCATTGGATTTGGAGAGTTTACAATGAAAATAGATAGTAAAATCGAGGATTTGACTGACCCAAAATATTGGGATTGTTGGAGATTAGGAAACGGGGCATTTAGATTAGCTTTACGTCAAGAATGGGACTTGGAGACATGTCATGCATTACGTGATGAAATCATTAGGAGATTGAAACGACAATGAGCAACTTATGTAATTACGGTTATGAAGGCTTCACGCCCGACCTGGTGCGTTCGAAAGAACAATACGGTCTTAGACTATGGGGGCGGGAGATTGTAAGGGTAGCGTCTTGCTCTGTGGTTTTGAAAGATAGGCCCAGATGGCTTAAATGCAAAGTACCTGCCAAAACTGGAGGGCTGCCCATCTCTATGATGGGTAAGTTCCAGTATGCAATAACGAGGCGTCCAGGTTACGCCTACCTTCATAACATTTCATTAATGGAGTCTAAACAACAATGAACAACTCAATCAACCAGTCACAATACCCAAGCTATCCACAAACCTCGAAAAATCATAAAATCCTTGTTACTATTTAAATAAACCTTTATATACTTTATATACTTTAAATAGTATATAAATGAGCCAAAACACGATTAATGTAGATGAATACCTGCAAGCAAAAAATAAACTGCTTGAACAGATGGCAAACGACGAGTCTCAAATAATCATGACAAAGAAAGAATGTATCCTGAAACTCAAGGATATAGAACGACCTTTGATTTTGGCAGGTTATTATCCTGATTTGAAACTAAATGATCTTTGTTCTCATATAGGAGAAACTCTTGAGAAATACAATATCTCGTATGCCCGAACCAAGTTACCCTTACTGTTCGAGGATGATGAGAAGAGAACACAACATAATCCTAATGGTAACTTAACCAATGGTGAAGATGGCAATAGTCCCCCCCTTGAAACAGAAAAAACAAAAAGAGAAGAAGAGGGCATCATCGGACAAATAGATTATCTGGAAAAACAAATCGGAAAATCATATGACGTCATGGAATCAGATGACGGCGCGGACAGGTTGCAACTTTACCAGAACATGGCATCCAAATTATTATCACATTTTAAGACTGAAGACAAAATCTACAAGACCTCAAATTACTTTGTAGATATTGTTGAAAAGACATTCGGCACAATAGAGGAAGCAGAGAAAGCCTTGGACGGCTTACCAAAGAAACAGCGTGAAAGGTTACATTACATCATTACAAAGTATAACGCTGACGTCTTGTTAATTACGGAAATGCAAGAGGCAATCTTTGACACCAGACCGGACGACCTAAAGGAGATTCAGGTGGTACAGGAGATGACCTCAAAAGACCTGGATCAACGCAGCAAACTAACCAACTGGGAGAAACTCATGATAGTACTGGCAATGAAGGCAGGAGGAATCGCCAAGAACCAATGTGCCAAACTGAATGACATCGATAAGAAACATATTACGAATAACATCTACCCGGAGGAATCACCAGTCGAGCCTTATGGTACCAACAAGCACCACGATTACCTGAGTTGGTTCAAGGCCATCAAGATAGACGGTAAGGTGTTTGATATTAGTAGATGGTTTGATGAGCAGATAATTAGGAAGAAACTGGGGCTGGAATTCAAGCCCCTGGTGACTGCTACTGCGAAGGTGCAGGATTAATTACTCCTCTTACCCAATCAATCAATCCATTCTCACATGAGCTCAACTGAGACAAGCCCGCTTAGACAGAACATCCAGATGGCACTCGTATTGGTATTGATTAGTGTATCAATTGGGATGCCGGTATGGTATGTAGTCGAGGTAGGCGTTACATCGGAAGATGAGTTTGTTCAGACCGTAGTTACCGGTTCATGGGTGCTTACCATAGCCGGTGCCGGTGCCGCATTCTCATACTTTGGTCTGGGACGAAAGGTGTCCTAACTTCTTTTTTTATTCCCTTTCATATCGCAAGCATGGACGGTACGCCCAATTGAGCCTGCCACCCATATGCTTTTCCAAGATTTTCTGGACCGTCGTGTCTGCCAGTTTTGCATTCACAGTTATCATGTTCAACGTGGCAATTGACATATCGCATGCCAATGCTGCCGAGCTGGACAAGAGAACCGAGAACGTTTATTCGGTTCCGGCAGTCAAGGAGGACATATCAGAAATAAAACAGGATGTCAAGATTATCCGGGATGATCTGACAGAAATCAAGATACTTTTAGAATCGCAGCGTTAAATCTTCTCTTAGCATTATCATCCCATTTTCACTGCATGTCATCAGCAGTTCACTGCGAAGCACATGCAAACCTCAACAACATAGGATTCTCAGAAAACGTAACAGGCAGTATCGATGAATGGCCTCACTCCTGGCCCAAAGGAGAAATCACCTGGCGTCTCAACAATTACACTCATGACATTACAAGGGAGTATCATCAGCGTCGTGCCGTATCCGCATCACTCAGGGCATGGCAGATTCGCATTAATCATTTAAAATTCAGACAGGAAAGAAACCCCGATGTTTCAGTTGACTTTGACGTATCATTCAGACCGTTATCATATTTTGATGGAAGAAAGGGTGTACTTGCACATGCCTGGTATCCGGGCCAAGGCAAGATATCCGGGGACGTTGAGATAAATGACGAATGGAACTGGGTGACTCACTCAAAACTTCAGACTCTTGCTAAACCACCACTTGTCCCAATACTGATTCATGAGTTCGGTCACTCTTTGGGATTACGACATGACCCACGTGAGAAAGATTCAATCATGTACCCATCGTTTGATTTGGGACAAAAGAAAAACCGATTGCATAGCCGGGACGTTACGAGAATCCAGGATAGATACGGCAAGCGAACCCTGCCACAATGGCTCGTCAGTTCTCTATTGAATCGACGTGACAGGGGATTTGATTTCAGATGAGCGAGAAATGTTACCGCTGCAAGGACATTCATGCCGCACAAAAGGAAGGCAGGACGGGTAAACCGTGTGAATGTGGATGTCATGATAGACTGGAACAATTCTATCTCAATCGTGATTGCAGTACATCTGATGATTGTATCAAACCTCCATTTGATTTCACATTCAGTACAGGAAATATTTGGAAATGATCTGCCCGCACTGTGACGGCAAATGCAGGGAACCCGGAAACGAGGTCAATCCGTGTAAGATGTGTGACGGTTATGGTTTCTGGTTTGATTGATTAAACAAATGGTTCCCTTAGCAAATGCCCCCACATTACGAATGATTTAGGAATGAAAATACTTCTATTCGTGAGGAATTATGAGTGGTGCCAAGAAAGGCTGGTATGACGGAAACCATGAGGGTAAACTATTACGTCGTGGTATCAACAAACTTGCAAAGAAACTAAACGAAGCAGAAGACACTGATGAAATTATCAAAATAATAAACTGTATTTCTACTGCTGCAAATGCAAAACAAAACCTTGCAAAGTATCTACATCTTGACACCAAGATAAACGAGTTACTTGTATTGATGAAAAAACAAGAAGCAAGAAACATTTTGACGGATAACATGGCTCATGAGCTCCCAGTTAGAAAAGAAGATTGACCGAGAACTTGAACGGTTGAGAGCCGTCAAGGTCGAATCATTTGATGTACCTCAGGATTTCATATCATTCAATGAATTCATAGGAAATCCTATTCATCCCGCAACACATCAGCAGATGGAACTGACACCATACCAGTTAGACTTTTTTGAAAAGGTTGATCAGTCTAATTTTCACAAATATCATCTCAACAAGGCAAGACAGATGGGATTCACTGAACTCACAATTCGCATCTTGTTATTCTATGCTCTAACAAAATATTCACAAGGTAAGATAATCATAATGGCAGGTACTCGACTAGATACCACCAAGGATATATTTCAAAGATTATCCAGTCTTATTGAAAAACTAAAACCCTTCATTGTTTCTTATGGTCCAAATTCCATTCTCTTCAAAAATGGAGTTGAAATCATCCCGTTACCTGCGCAGGCAGAAGCCATCACCGGTCTTACAAAAATCAGAGCCATACTCATGGATGAGGCAGCAAAATGGAATCTGCGTGATGACCTGCCGGTAATGAATGCGGTGATGCCGATTGTACGTTCAAACAAATCAGATTTGTTTATGATATCCACACCAAAAGGACCACGAGGTTTCTTTTACGAAATTGATATTGATGACGCTAACGACTTTCTAAAGATTCGATATTCAATCTGGGATACGGAAGGTAATCTCTACACTACACAAGAAATAGAGGAAATGTTAGCAAGTACCACAGAAGATCCCAAACAGGAATATCTCAACGAGTATGTCGCAGGCCGTGATTCAATATTTGGTTCTCTTAGTGAAGAAAACCTTGATGATACACTAGAGGAATGGACATGACGGTATCAACCACACAACTAAAGAAAGCATATGGTCATCCCTCTTACAATAAACTTCTCAGGGCCTATCATCAATCAGCCCAGTCCGAGATTCACAAGGTATTATTCATCAGAAAACTGTATGGATTATTTCTCAAGGAAAAGACGGAGTGTAAAAAATGTCAAAAGAAATGGCAGTAGACGAGACACTTCCAACGTATGCTGATTTGTGTAAACGAACAGATGCAAACGCGACCATGGCAGAAATGTTACTGAACTGTTCAAACAGGGATAGGAGTGATATCAACATGATCATGACTCTGGTTAACAACCTGCTGGAACAACATGATGAATTGGTAAACTGGATGAAGGCACAGGACAGAGAGATAAACAATCTTAGGAATATGGTGTTTCCTTGGTAAAAATTCTCTCTGGCGATCCGGGAAAGATTCGCGACAGTTTTTTTCGAGTTGGTACAGAAATCAAAGAGGGTAAGATTTATGTTCGTCTCGCAAAGCAAAGATTAGGTAAATCATATCTGGCTGTCTGTGAAGAATTTGCAGAAGATTCCAGAAAATACAATTTTGATTACAACATCATAGAATACAACAACACCGGAGTTGCCGTAGTTGAGATGCTTACAGAAGAATTTGGATTGCCTGTCATACCAATCACTACCATCAACCTGGGCCGTGACATCAAGAGAAAGGTATCACCAAAGTCCATGGACAAGTACGAGATTGTGCACTGGGCAATCAACGCGCAGGAGCAGGGTCTAATAGTATTTCCTGGCAAGGGTTCCAAGGACATGGAGGAACTAAAACGACAATGGCAAATCTTTGCAGAACACCGAACGGACGCAGGTAACGTGGCATATTACGCACCAGGACAGGAACATGATGACGGTGTAATGGCCTTACTGCTGAACCTGCATTTGGCTAGAAACTTTCTTTCAGGTGACAGAAAACAGAACACCATTCAGACAGCATCAAGAAAATCTGTCAATTCTGATAATGATGATTTTGATGACGATGATGCCCTGCCAAAGAACGCAAAGATGCTACAATCTCATACATTCATGCCGTCTGGTTAGTTCTCTTGTTATATTTTCAAACCTCTTGTGTCATTGGCCAGACCTAAAAAGCCCGTAATAGTCCGAAATAATAAAACCGAACGGGATATTGCAAATGTCCCCCTCCAAAAGATTCAGGCGTTTTCCAAACAGGTGTTTTCTGCAAATTCTTTGATGACATTCAACCGTCCAACATACACTGATGAGCAGTTACAATATTTTGAGGATGTATATGGTAACACAGTAGCCGGACAGACAATTGATGTCAAGGGTGAATTCGTAATTGGTGGCGGTATCAAACCAGTATTCGAATTAATTGATGACCAGGATATGGATGACGAGCAAAAGAAAAAAGAGTTAGAACAATATGATAATTTCCAATTACAATTAATGCAGATTGATGACAATGTCAATCTGAACTCAAAGATGAGAGATTCATATGTAATGGCAAAGACATTCGGCCGATGTGCCACAGTGTACGAGCCATCATCAGGAATTCCATCTGTACTAAAAATAATACATCCGAGAAACATCGGCGTACCAAAACCCAATGACAAAGATTGGACCATTGAAAGTGTTCAGCTTTTGGCTGTATCGGGTACGAAAAATCAAACTGTTCAGGATTCCGAAATGACCTATATTGTAAACAAACTGGATTCTCCAATCAGACACACATTAGGGTATGGATTCAGTGAACTTCAGAGACCGTTGGGTGCTGCACGTTCCCTGAGGAGGATAATTGAGTTTGATTCCCCGGAGATTGTCCAGTCAATGTGGGCACCTGCCTATATCATCCTACTAAAGAAACTCGGAAGGACTGATGCCAGTGCAAGAAACGAGGCAACTGCAATCCTGAATTCGCTTAATGCAGGACAGATTGCCGCCCTGGTGGTCGATGCCATGGATGAGGTGGATATCAAGACACTCGATTTGAAGGCAAATGTTTCAGACCTTACACAGTTAATTGACAAGTTTGAAAGGATAATCATATCAAATTCTCAGGTTCCTGCTGCACTACTAGGATCCGAAGAGGAACCAAATCGCGCAACCTTACTGGGAAAGATAAAGTCATTCATCGAGGGACCAGTCAAGGCAGACAGGGAATGGCTTGGAAACATTCTTGCAAAGCAATGGTATGAGAGAAACCTGAGATTCATTGAGGGCGGTCCAGAACTGCTCACCAAGGTACGTGTCAAGGTCGAATTTGAATCCGTAATAATTGAGGACTGGCTTGACAGGGTCGAAGGTGTTCAGCGTCTCACAACAGTACTGCCAAACATGTCAGACAAGACAAAGACAGACTTGCTTAATGTTCCCGAAATACTGGATGATCTTGAAGAGATGCCAGATACACCAGAACAGTTTTCCATGCAGTTCTCAAAGGGTCCTCTGGGAATTCCTACGCCAAACATGGAACAATCAAAGACTGCTGTCTGATTAGTTCTCTTAGAATCTCGGTACCATTTCCGGTTATTGCCGTTTGATAATTCTCCACTAATTACATTTTCAAAAGATGATCAGTTCTTTATCAAGTCATTTCTGATTGATGCGTCAGCCAATCTCAATGACTGGAGAATAACACCACAGGCACTGCAATCAGACCTGGGTGACTTTGTAGGAAAGCCGTTCATCGTGATGGATGAGGGACATCCGGACGATTCTCTGTCAGAAAAGGAATTTCTGAAAATTCAGAATGCACATAAGATTGGTGAGATAATTGAGGTCGGTATCGATAACGAGACAGGGAAGGCATTTGCAGTATCTGAATTATCTGAAAGATTTGGCAATAATCCCGAGGACAAAGAACGAATCAGAATCGCTATAGAGCAAATCAAATCAGGAGAGATATCGTTTGTATCGCCATCCATCAAGGGAGAGGGTGCAACGATTGACGGGCAAAATACAATTTTTCGATTTAATGCATTTCATCTGGCAGGCGTAAAAAAGCCTGCTTATGGCATTGTCAAGGCCGAAATCAAGGGCAAATGTTCTGGAAACAAGGAGCAATGCCAACTGCAACTTGCCAGGGTTCAGGCAGTGGTGGATGAGACCTCACTTGAAAACATTTCAGAAAAACACATCCCACCATGTAAGAAAAAGAAGAATCTCGATAGTTCTCTTAGTGATTCCACACCTCAAGCCGAATCAATGACAGAATCTGAAAAAATTTCTGAAGACGAAATCAAAAAGATGAGAGAAGAGCTAACCGCTTTGAAGAAAGCCGTAGCATCTGAACAAGAGGATAAAGAAAAAGAAGAGAAAGAAAAAGAATCTGCCGAAGAGCAAAAAGAAGACAAAGACGAGGATGAAAAAGAAAAAGAAGTTGCATCTTTGAAAAAAGAAGTAGCATCACTTTCTGACAAACTCTCTGCAAGCGAGAAAACTCCAATTGTCAATGACATCATTGACAAGCAAGTTGCGCTTAATCTTGTAGCCGAAACAGACAGGGACACCGAATTCGGAACCCTGATTGCACAAGACGTTGCATCATTAAAGACACAACAAGCTAAATTTGGAAAACTCGTAGCAAGTTTTGCACCAAAGGCAAGATTTGGAAACTCTACTGAAGTAAGTTATCCATCACAGTTTGCACAAGCTTCTGTAAAGAAAGGCTCAAGCTTTGATCAACTCTTTGAAGGAATGGGGGTCCGAAACTAATGGCATCTGAAGCAGGTGACATCGTTAATCCCGTATTCTTGAATGTAGTCACACAAGGTGTTGAAGACTCACAAAACGTTGCAAAAGGTAATGTGGTATCATTTGATTCTACTGATGGACAAGTCCAGGTAGCATCATCCACAGAAAACAGAGTAAATGGTTTTGGCGTAGCAAGACGAGCAGCAGACAATACCGGTGGTTCTGACGGAGACATTACACTTGATGTTGCAATTGCACCATCCGAGGTCTATGTAATCGCAGAGGGAGTAATCCAACCATTTGGGTATGTTAAAGTCGGATCAACAGACGGCCAAGTTGTCGCATTGACAGCTGTGACTGAAGTTGAAACCAAACTTGTCGGTCAATATCTTGGTCACGAAGGTGAGAAGAAACCAACAGCAGCCGCAGCATCAGACGTTATCAAGGTGAGGTTGATCTAAGATGTCACAATCATTAGGTTACACCGGAACTTCTGTAACATATTCTCCATACACCGGAAAAATCTATCAAGGTTCGTTAAAAGACGAGGACTTTAGTCGCGATACCGCACTACCTGCCCTTGCCAGATACAACGCAGATAGAAAGATGGGTGATGGAAGATATGAAGTAGTTGATATGGGTGCAGACCTTTACAAAAAGGCAGGTACCTATCAAGCAGCTGTAGATGAAACCTCTTTGGGTAACATCACTGTAATTCCATTACTTGGAGAAGTAATTCGAAGATTATGGAGAAACAGAGTAGCTGTTAACGGTACAAAAAGAACACCGGTTCCAAAACTGCAACTTGATGTTCCAGTCTATACGAAATATGATGCACAAGAAGAAGTCGAAGAGTTACAAAGAACTGACAGTGCGAATCAAAAATTCACACAAGTTCCACTCAGACTGAAGAAAAACGTCGCACATATCTTTGAATCAGACGAGGCACAATTCAAGGCAACAATTGCACCATTAGAGTTTGGTATAGACCAAGCCGCTGGAGCATTGGAAAAAGTGGCAAACACTCAAGCTGCAACTGCAATTGAGGGTTTCACCGCACAAGCAGCAGGTGGAGCATGGAATGTTTTGAACACCGACGATAATTTCCATCCAAACAATCCGATGGATGACTTGGCAGCCGCATATAATACCATCACTGGTAACGAGTTTATTCCAGACACTGTAGCAATGAATCCACTTGTTGCAACAGCATATGGTTCAAACACCAACATCAAAGGTTATCAAGAAATTCGTGAACAAATGACTATAGGTGAATTCAGTCTCAAAGACTTCCCAGGAGTCAGAGCACTGGTAGACCCATCATTTAGTACAACCACTGCAACTATCTATGATAGTACACAGGGTGTCTTAATGGGTGAAGGTCCAATCATTGCCGACCAATACAGGGACTATGAGAGAGATGCAACCGTTTGGAAGATAAGACAATACATTCAATTCAAGAAGACGACTAACGACGCCGGTAGAAAAATCACAGGCGCTCGAAGCTAGTAAAAAGACCTCCTTTTATTTTCTTTTTTATTTGTACTAGTATCATCATGGCAGAATTTACAATCAAGGATCATAATGGAAACCGCCGAGGTTTGTATAGAAGATTGAGACGAACCGGCAAGAATGGTGTTGACGGTTTTCAGGATGTCATTGATGAATCACTGTTATATCAATAATCATTCTCTTTATTCTTCCTGGTTGATTTTTTGCAATGAGATCTAAAACAACAACAACCACAACTGCATTGTTTGCCGGTGTTATGTTTGTAATTTTAGGTGGCTTTGGCATGGATGACATCCATGCCGAAACATCAATAGAGTTTCCAATCATAACAGGAGGAATCTTCAACGGTGGACAGATGGTTGATCAAAAAACAATCCAGTTCAACATATTTGCAGAGCATCTGAAATATGCATATCTTGAAGGGCCTACACTGAGCCAGTCAATGGATATCAAACATCTTGAACCGATTGACGGATGGGGTACCTATGAGGTGACAATACCTGATGACTTTGTATGGTATGATTGGTCTGCATTCGGATATGGTGATTGTATCAAGTTGGCGGTGTACTCTGAAGCTCCAACACAGGTAGGTGTCGCAGTATTCTGCTCACCATAAATTATTTTTTTGTATAGTTCTCTTAGAATCATTCTGTATTTCCTGACTCATTGACCAAACTAACTGAAATTAACCAGGCTGCCATAGATGCATGGCCATCATCTGGAACAGCAACCACTGTGACCACTGGATTAAACTCCCTTACCGGCACTGTTACACACCATGAGGATACATCAGTTTCGGAAGGAGAACTTGGAAGAAAATACATCGAGTTTGCAGAAGGTGTTGCAGGAACATTTCGAATTTCACCTACAAGTGAGCCTTTCGTAGGTGATTCTGATTATTATATTGTATTTGGTTTTAGAGCCAAAAAAACAGGAACTCCTGCTGATGGAGGTTTCAATCAATTTCAAAGAATAAACGGGACAGGTGGGCAAATCTGGCTGAAAATATGGACGTATGATGACGGTTCTTCCCAGAATCGAAATGGCCTTGGTGTCGAAGATGAGGGAAACGGATTCACCGGAACCCAACATGCACTTGGTGACATGAACGGTACAACATTCTCACCTGCCGCAATAGCATATGATGATTGGGGTGTTGTGATAATTCACATGAAAGATGATTCTGTTAATGGTGTGCATGAATTCATTTACAATGGTGATGTACTTGCCGCCACAGAAGGTAATGACTTTTCATTAATTTCACTTGCAAATAAACAGGATTTCAAAGTGGAACTTCCTGCCAAAGGTGGTGTTGCATGGCAAATCACCGGACCATTTGAGACATGGAATGGCAGTGATATTGTAATAAGACCTGATCATTCAAAGGTCCCGGAAAATTCCGATACTACAAAGATTTTTCATCATCATTGGTCTCCAGCATCATCTGACCCAAAGGGCAGATTCTTCAATATTTCTGGAACCGCAACAATTACCGGTGACAGTTATTATTCGGGTACACATAGAAGACGTGCAAGAGCAACAGGTACTGCGGGTCAGACAATGAATGTCGACACGATTGATGATGTTGGTATGTTACCATACAATCCACAGGGATGGGCATCAATCGTATTAAGTGATTTTTATCTGCCAGATGGCACCACGATGGATCTTTCCATCAGAAACGTAGATGATACCGGGGATGTTGTTTCACTATCAGTTGACTCTAGCAGAAATCTTAAACAGGGAACCACCACGTTACAGACACTTTCAAACACAGCCAGGTATTCACTTGTGTTACATCTGAAATCAGACGGACAGGCAGCATACACACTTGTTGATATTACAAACTCTTTTGCATCAGTACAGACTGTATTTTCTGGAATACTTGCAAACTGGACGGTTCAATCAATTGGCAAGATAAAATCTGCAATAGTACTTGGAGATACTGCCGCAGATTACGGTGAGATAGACATCTGTCGATGGGTCAATACAAACCTTGTTGATTCACAGGTTGTATCAACATCAGGATCAGTCACTCCAAGTATACGATTCGTAAACAGGACAGGTTCTCAACTACCAAACAACCAGGATCAATGGTGTGTTCCCGGTGGTTGGTATAGGAAAAAGGAACTGCTGGCAGAAAATGGAAAGGGTAGAAACATGACAAATGTGTTAATGGGGTATGCTGGAGTAGGATATACGCCATTTATCACCAGAAATGTTGATACCGGTGGAATGGATCACTGTCACGGACTCAAAATCTCGTTTATTGATGGGTATTCAACACATGAAACATCTGGACTGATGACAACTGAAACCCAACGTGATACAGTGGTGGCAACAGCATCGACTCACATTCAAAAATTCATTGACAAGTTGATTCCAAATGATAACATGCTTGTCCTGGGTACGATGCATAGGAGAAACTATACCACTCCCCCAGAGTTTGAGCATCAGGGAGTCAACATGATAAATGAGATGATTCGTGAAAAGGCAATAGCAAATCAGACAGAAGACAACCTGATACAACTGGCAGATTATGCTAAATACACCGGAACACATGAGGATCAATTCCCGGCAGATGACGTTCATTATGATTCGGATGGAAGTGTGAATATTGCAGATATCCTGTTTAGTAAAGTGGAAACTCCAAAGGTAGGACAGACAGCAAAAAACAACTCCTCATTCCGAAAGGTCGTTGACGGCGAGGTCAGATTCGTCAAGGTGAACTGATTCGGTAATTCTCTTTAGCATTTTTGAGGTGCTGTTATTATCATGGTAGACTCATCCTGGTATGATTTAGATGACTGCAAGTCCGAACTGGATATTGCTTCGGCAGACACTGTAGATGATTCACTGTTGGATGATTATGGAGCAAAGGTCAATCGAAAAATCGACAACAAGATTTTTCCATACAAAGATGATATCCCTGAGACTTCAGATATTACTGAGGACCTCAAAGGTGCTGCCGTTTTGTATGTCGCTTATTCTTACAAGAGGAAAATCAAAGAGTTTGAGGCTGCCACTAAATACAAGGAAGATTTTGATGAAACCATCGAGGATGTAATTGTCAGGTTGAGGGCTACACCGGAATCGCGGTCTCAGAGAAAGGTGTACTCGAAAGGATATGCTACCAGTCCGTTGAGGGATGAATAATGGTCACTTCGATTGACCTGTTTTCAATAAAGGAACGGATTCGTGATATTCTGAGAGATGATGCTGACCTGCACACTTCTACACCGTCAGACAAGACAAAATTCAGAAAAATCGAGGCAGGTTCTCCTAAACTGATTAAGGGAAAGATCCCCGGTCCATATCCTGCACTTTACGTTACTCATGACAACCCCATCAATGACATTGAACCACCATGGAATGTATCAAACAATATGGGAAATACGTTTGAGAATAATGTCAATTTTCTGCTTATCTATGTTGCAGATGGAAAGGATGGTCAGACCACCGAACAAAACCTTGATGATTTTACAAAACTGTTAACAGAAGTCTTGGAAGAAAACTATGATCTTCGCAATCCGTCTGATGGTACTGATTCCAAGGTTGCACGTAGTTGGGTTGGACAATGGGCTGAATTGAATTCCGAATTGGTTGGTGAATCTGTACAAGGTCGAGTGTTAAGATTCAGAACCGTGGCATACACCAGTTGATAGTTCTCTTAGTTTTATTTTCGAATTTTATTTCATTATGGTAAATCAAGGTCTTGCTTCAGAATTAATCAACGCATCAGAAGTTTCAATCAGTGACGGAACTGACACATACCTGCAACTTCAGGATTTGGTTGTAAATCTTGGACATCCTGAAACAAGAGAGGAAACAGTTGATGCTGTTCATTATTTTTATGGTAAGGGTGATCATTTCATTGAAGGTACAATTCTTGCAAGTTCTCCCGAGATTTCGACCTTTGTTGGATTTACTGAAATAAACAGTGAAGGTGCACCTGCATCAAATGATTGGGTAATTGTATGGACAGATGTTTCTAACAATACTGCAACTGCAACACTCACCGGTACCATGGCACCACAAGTCAGAATTGAAAAACAAATCACTGGTGGAGTCAAATTCAGATTTAGAATTAGAATCACTGAAGCGGTAACTGCAGCTGATATTGGATAGGTGGTCAAATGACGTTAGATGACACCGCATTAAGGCTTGCATCAAGTCCTTTCAGAGTTTCAGAGTTTTTGAGAAAGAATGGTGCTAATATAGCACAAGGAACAATCAAGGAAGCAATACGCAGACTGGGTTTCTCAGCAGGAATGACTGAGAGACAATTATCCAAATTAACTGTCACTCCAGAACCTGATGGCATCAAGGTTAATCTTCCATATCATGGTCCGACTCGTGGCAATCAACCAAAACAGAGATGGTTTGTCAGACCTGTAGGTAAAAAGGCTATTTCTTGGGTACAGGGTGGTTCCCGATTCTTCTCAAAGGGACATTTTGTCACCGGTGTGGACGGTAGGTATGTCGTAGAACGTGGTATTAACACCGGTCTAATCCAATTCAAATCTCAACTTAAACAGCAAACAGAATCACATTTGGAGGCCAACAGAATTGGTCAATGATATCACAGTCAAGGTAAAACTGGAAGTCGATGAAGGTTCCAAACAATCCGTAAGGAATCAGGCCCTTGAGATCGTGACTGGGAAAC